CCTTTGCGGACATGACCGCCGCAACCTCATTGTCGTGTGACCAATTCGGACACACGATAATGTCAGGCGCAAGCGTGTACTTCGGAAAAACATCGTCGATCAGTTCCAGGCCCGTTGTCTTGTGCGTTGTTACGCTGTATCCGCCGATAATATCACTTTTCGTAACCATAGACGGATCAACCGCGTCATAGCTTACCTGCTGGGCCGTGGTGGTGTCGGTCAGGAACTCGATCACGCAATTATCATCCGTGTAAAACACGGTATAATCGGCATCCCGCTCCATCCCTTCCACTTCCACCGTGTCCGCCAGGGCTTCCAGCGGCAAAAGGATCTGGTTTTCCACAGGCTCCATGCTGTCCGCCGCAACCTTCGTTTTGTGCTTTGCGGGGTCAAGCACGTTCACCATGATAACCGGGGCCACGTTGTACAGCGTGAACGCCGTGTAAATCTCCATGCACAGCGGGTATTTCTCCCAATCGTCAGAATACCCCAGGAAACGCACGGCTTCTTCGTAGTCATTCGCCATAATGACTTCGTTGGTCTTCCCGCCCACCATATGCACGGGGGCCGCGCCCACCGCGAAATGCACGCCGGAAGCCACTTTAATAGGCGTGGAAACGCTTGTTTTCAGCTTCGATGCGTTTACGCCGTGTGTCAGCGCCATCTATTATCCCTCCAATCCTTCCGTTGCCGCCAGGGAAGCAATGTCCGCGTAGAACTTATGCAGGGCGTTCCCGCCCGCCGCAATCTTCTGCTTCGCTTCCGCCAGCTTCGACACGGGCACAAGCATATTTTTGACAAGCGGGTATCTTTTCAGCACTTCCGCCATTTCCGGGGAAGCAAGGATCTGTTCCCGCGTACCCTCAAAAATTCTGTTGGTTTTCAGCCGCCCACGGGGAAGCTGCGGCCCCACATACACCAGCTTTTCCGCTTCCACCGCCTGGGGCGTGTCCTGGGCGGCCTGCTGCCCGTTCTGCGGCCCTTCCGCCTCCGTGGTGGTATCTGTACCCCCTGCGGCTTCCGGCGCGTCCTGAGCGGTTCCCTGGGCCGTCTGTGCGGCTTCCAGGTCTTCCGCCTTGTTCTTTGCTACTCTTGCCATAGTTCTTCAACCTCCCGTTTCATCGTTGGCAGGCCCCATTTTGTGATCATTTCCCCAAAATGGTACGGCCCGTATTTTTCTGTATCCGTGTAAATCAGGTATTCTATCGGGAAATGCAGGACAAAGCGATCATCCAGTATCCCAACCCGCTTTAACTCCGCTTTGATCTTCAAAAGCAGGTTTAGCACATCGTATTCCCCCGCGTCCCAGTCTTCGGAATACGTTGCCGCTATGATGCGGATCATACATTCGTTGTCTTCCACATCGTCTTCGCCTTTCAGCAGTTGCAGCAGAACATAGGGAATCCGTTTTATTTTGTCTTCCTTCTTCGGCAACCCGTACTTGTGGACTTCCGCCGGGCGCTCTTTTCTGTCCGCTCCCGGCTCCACTTCCACTTCCAGGATAATGTTTTTTGTGTGTTCCTCCACAAATGCGGCCAGGGTTTCCATAAGGAAAATTTCTGTCATGGTTTACCCTCCATAGCCGTTCAGAAGCCGTTCAACTTCGTGCATAACACGTTCGTCAACGGTCTTCTGGGCTTCTTCCTGTAGCTTTTCGGCCACGGCGGTTTCCCCTACCATGTGCGCGGCGGACAGGCCCATATACTCCGAAATAGGCAAATGCTTCCGCGTTTCCCTATGAAATACGCCGATATGTCCGCTTTTCATTTCAGCTATAAAGGCATCGTCATAGACGGCCCCGCCGCCGCGCTTCATGGTTGCGCTTACCTGCTTTCCGGTTCCGGGCTTTTTCGGCGTTACGTTGAACTTGTACAGGGGGATTTCATAGCCCGCAAAATGGACGTGCCCGGCCAGATCGCCCGTTGACGCTTTCTTTATGTTCGTGCTGGTTGCGCTGCTTAAAGCGCTGCTTTGCACCGTGTAAACCCGCTTTACTTCTCGAAACGCCCCGGTTTTCACCTTTGACAGTCCCCGGTTTATGGCGTTGGAAAAAGCCCGCTCGGCCCCTTTCGGGACTTGCGCCAGCATGGCTTCCACCCGTGCCATCGTTTCCGCGTCAATCTGTACGCCTATATTCATCGTTCGCCCAGCGCCCCCAGTTCCAGAATGATTTCCCCGTCTTCGTGGTGTGCGCGTTCAATGTTGTACTGCTGCGTCACGCCCGCCACCTTTACGGCGAACTTGTGATCCCGCTCCGGCATGAAGCCCAGATCGTACAGCGATACATACGCCACGGCTTCCAGGCTGGACAGGCCCGGCGCATTATCCCCGCCGGGCCGCTGCCGCTCCGCCGCCGCTTCATGGTCAAGCACCACTGGCACTTCGTACCACGTCCGATCATAGTAGAAGCCCGTTATAGTCGCAAATTCTGCCGGGTTGTGGAATACCCGCATATCCGCCGCCAGCTGTGCTTTGAAGTCCATTACATCACCTTTACCGTGATCCAGCTGTCAACCTCATGCGGCACGGGCACGGGGGCGCTTTGCAGGGACAGGAAGCGGCGATCCGGGCGCTTCTTGATGAAGGTATCCGGCACGTACTTCCCGGCCACGGTTTCCCATTTCTCCGTGCGCTGGTTCAGCATATGGATCGCTCCGTAGTACATGGAAAAGCGGGCGTTTGTGCTTGCCATCATCAGCGTGCCCGCCGGAACCATGGGCAGTTCCACGGGGTTTTCCGGGTCTGTCCAATCGTCCACGTACCATTCGTTGTACTGGTAGAGATCCAGGCCCAGTTCGTGGATCGTTCCGATATAGGTAACGTTGTTTTCCTTCTGCGTGGGCTTGATCACGGCCAGGGCGTAGTTCTTCACGTCCAGCAGCTTCTGGATCGTTTCGTCCATCAGAAATTCCGTTGCCACATCGGAAGCCATAATGCAGACGTTGCAGTTGGTGAAGCCCTCTTTCTGCACCTTCTCATGCCAGGCTTTCAGATCGGCGTACTTGTTCTGGGCCGTGCCGCCCTTCCACTTCCGCTTCGTATCCTTGGAAATGTCAACCAGGTTCGTAAACTGGAAGTCGATCACGTCTTTCACGCCCTCGCCCACCACAACGATCTTGCCCGTAAGCATGGCCTGGGCGCACATCCATTCTTCACGGCGCACGATCATTTCCCGCAGTTCCGTGAAGTCTTCCCGCATTTTGATTACGGCCCGCTGGGCGGGTGTTCTCTCGCTGTACAGCTGTTCGCCGGGCTGCCGATCCAGAAGATCGTCAATGGTCGTGATCTTATCCGGCGCAATCAGCGTGGGCTTGTACGTCCTTGTTTCGTACCCGGTATTCGGCACGATCTTCCCGCCTACCACGCGGGACACGAACGGGGCCAGCTTCCGTGCGCCCTTCTTAAAATCCATGTCAACGGTTTCTGTTACAAACGTCTGCTCATGGGAAAAGAAGGTGCTGCGGAAGAAGGTGTGGGCGGGCGGCATTTTCCTGATCACGCCCATCATGGTACGGGGTTCGTAAATGCTTACAGTGTTAGGCATCGTTTTTTTATCCTCCTTACTTCAAGAAAATAGACAGCTTCCGGCACGCCGCCTTTGCTTCGTCCACGGTAATTCCGTCAAGGCCCACGGAATCCGCAAACACTTCCCCGGTCAGAATGTACACAACGGGATCGTCCGCCGCTGCGGCCTCGCTTACGGCAATGCCCACCACGTTTGCAATGCCTGCTTTGGTTGCCTTTACGATCCCGGTATCGCTGGACATAACCAGGTCATACAGGGCAATAGCGCCGCCAGCGGTTCCCGTTTCGGTCACAACCGGAAATTCCCCGGCATAAAACCTTTTCGGCGTGTACTCCCGCCGCTCGATCAGATTCGCCACTTTCGTTTCCTCCCTTCTCTTTACAGAACTTCCTCAATGGCCCGGTCAAAGATGCTCTTGCCATCGTCCCCGCCGCCCATAGGCGTTCCGCCCGGCTCCACGCCGTCCATGCCGGACGCTGCGGCATCCTTTGCAACTGCGGCCAGGTACTTTGCGCCCGCCTGCTTCTGGGCGGCAACGATCTTCAAGGCCACCTGCCCAGCGTCCACGGGGGTTTTGAACAGGGCATCTTCCACGATGCTTTCATACCCCGCCGGGGCCGTGTCCATGATGCTCTTGATCCGCTCCCTCTCGCTGTTCACGGCTTCCGTGCGGATCTGGTTCACCAGATCCGGGTATTTTGCTTCCAGGGCGGGCACGGTCTTGATCTGTTCGTCCATAGTTCCTTTTCCTCCTTTTTGGTCTTTGGGTTCTTCAATAGTATTTTGCAAACCGCCCTGGGCCGGGCTGTTTAACAACATTGTTGGCACGGTCTTAAACCGTGACAGATCCAGCGGAACAGAATTGACAATGACTTTCCGGGCGTTTTCGATCACCGTCTGCGGCTCCGCTTCAAACATGATGGAATCACAGAAGCCCTTTTCCACGGCCTGATCTCCCGTCCACCATGTTTCTTCCTGCATCATGGCCGCTATGTCTTCGTCCTTCATTTTGGTTCTGCCCGCGTAGGTGTTCACAATGGACTGTTTGATCACCTTCAATTCCTGGGCCAGCTTTTCAAAGTCCGCCGCCTTGTAGGTGTCCCATACGGTCATTGCCGGGTCATGGATCATAAAAACGCCGTTCCGGGGGATCTGGATAACGTCCCCGGCCATTGCAACGATCGTGGCCGCGCTGGCGGCCCACCCGTCAATTTTCACTGTGATTTTTGCGTCAATGTCCCGCAAGCGGCAATAGATTGCGTGCGCTGCGAACACGTCACCGCCGGGGGAATTGATCCGCACCACCAGTTCTTCCACGTCCCCGATAGCGGCTAATTCCTGGTTGAACTGGGCCGGGGTTACACGGTCTTCCCACCAGCTTTTTTGACTGGCGATCGGGCCGTACAGAAGCATTTCCGGCGGCTTCGTGCCCGTGGCCGGGACGAAATTCCAGAATCTATTTTCCGTCACCTGGTACGGGTTTCCCGTCTGCCCCTGCTGCGGGCTGTTGGCTCCCTGCGGCATTTTGCGTTACCTCCCTTAATTTTTCTTCTTCCTGTTTCAGCTGTTCCACGTTTGCGTAATAGTCCGATCCGGTCATTTCCATAGTTTCAGACTGCCGCGTGGAGAATCCATTTTTAACCCGCTTTTCCGCTGCGGTCACTTCCTTAACCGGGTCAAGAATCCCACGGGCCGGGCCGTTCCATTCCGCCTTGCTGTAGGCTTTCCGGTACAGCGGATCGGAAAAGAAGCCCGGCGCGTTCAAACGGCCTTTCGCCACGGCTTCCGCCAGCCATTCTTCATAAATGACTTGGCAGAAGTCCGCCGCCATCCACGTTCTGTACATACGAAACATTTTCCAGGCTTCTTCCAGCGCCCCCCGGCTTGCGGAATAACTGGCCGTGAAGTGCTTTAACAGCAGTTCATAGGGGATTTCCAGCGCCGCGCCGATCTGTCTGCATACCGCTTCCACAAACCCGGAAAAGTTTGCGTTTGGCCGCCCTGGGCTTTCCGCGTGTGCCTTTTCTCCCGGTTGCAGGTCAATGACAGCGCCGGGGGCCAGCTCCACCGTTGTTTCGTCTTCATCGTCCACCCGGTCTTCGTCCGGCACGTTCGTTCCGATCGCACCTTCCATTCCGCCGTCC